CGTACCTCGCTTCTTCCCGGGACTAACCCGGCTCTATTTCTTCCTTTTTTCTTATTCTTATTCTTCTTGTTCCTATATCCATCATCATGTCATTTATCTTATTTCTATATTCTTCTTCATTCCATGTTTCCAAACTATCGTATCCCATTATTCTGTTTTCTTTTCTATACCATTCTAACAGTTTCCAATAGCTGTCTTCTTGTCTATTCATATCTATTTTTTCTCCCATTACATACCTCACGTTTTCATCTAATTTTATAATCCATAATTTTTCTCTTTCATCATCACTGTATATTTTATTTCTATAGTAAATTGGCAAAGCCACTTTCTCACCGGTCTTTGCTTTATAATATTCTCTTGTATTTTTACCTTGGTATTTATTGTTTAATGACTCAAATTTTTTCGTATATGCTTTACCGATACCTGCGCTTGTCAACACTATGCTTTTATACTCTTTATGTTTCTCATCTATTTTAGTTACATATTTTACTATATAATTTACCGTTCTCATGTTTACATAATTCTCCCATTTATCTTGCTTAATGTTATATCTACCCTTACCTACAAACCCATACTGCCAATATTTTTCTATTGTTTCCATCGGCTCATCTGTCCATATAATTCCATGCAAATGGATTCTTTCTGTGTTATTACCTCCCAGTTCTGTTACTAGCCAATGCCTTACACTTTTTTTATATTTTTTCCTCCATCTTTCTAAAAATAATCTTACCGCTCTGGTCGCTACCATGTTATCCTTTTGCCACATTGTGGCACCACCTACATCTAGTCTTAATTTTTCTAACGACTCTCTATTAAATGTTAATGTTACAAATTTACCATTCTCTTTATCTTTAATTTCTTCTTGTAGTCTTACTTTCCAATCTCTCGACTTCTTTTTTCTACATTCAATACATTTATCACATCCTATTGGTACATAAAGCACCCGTTTGTCAATACAAACGGGTACTCTACCACCATTTTTTTTGTTGGCCTTATATTTCGGATTCATTATTAATCTAGGATATAAACACATTATTTTACTGCGCTTAATAATTTATTTAAAATTATACCTACACTATTTACTCCTGCAGCTCCTAATTGTTTATCCCATTCTGTTTCAAACTTTTGAAGTTCCTCTTTTACTTTAACTTCTCTTTCTTGAAGTGTTAACCCTTTCCATTTTTGCCTGATCTCCTCTGCCCTTTGTACTATATCTTGACCCATTTTTGCTGCTGTTGCTTTATCAACCTCAATTCCTGCCTCTTTTAGTCTTCCTTCAATTTCCATGTTTACAGCCTCTTGCATTTTACTTTTTAGTTCTGCAATTTTAATTTTCCCCTCAATGCTATCTTTCATATCATCCACATTATTCCCCATTTCATCCACATTTTGAAAGTAATTTCTTGCAGTATTTTCCATTTCGGCTGCAAACCTTCTTACATTTATTTCCTGTCCTTGTTCCCCTTTTAAACCTGTGTCTGCTTTCTTATTAGCTGTATCAGCTTCTATGTTCTCTTTCTGTGCTTGCAATAATTGATTTTGCAAGCCCATACCTATTAATTCTGTTGCTTCCCTTCCTTTTTCACCTGATTGCCCTCCTTGGGCATTTCCAGCATTTACATTACTACTTTGCCCCCCAGCACCCCCCATACCATATATTAACCCCGCATTTAACCCAGCTTCATTCAATTGCTTCATTTGCCCTTTAAAACCTGTTGCCTCCCACATTTCTAACTGCTTTTTCATATTATAATCTGTAAGTTCCTTACTCCCTTCTATTTGCATTCTATTATATCTCCCCTGCTGTTTTTCTTGCCTACGGTCATTTGTCATTCCCAGGACTTGCCCCCCTAGGGCTCCTCCTACCATACTAAGTATACTCATTTTCGCGCTTTTTTAAAAAGCGGTACGCTCTTCCTTGATAATAAAGTATAGATGCGTACCACTTGTGTTTTTTAATAAAATTTCCTATTTTGTCGCTTCTATAGACTGTCCTCCGGACTCACCTCCCTTATCTTCTTTAACTACAGTTAAATTCCCCCTTTTAGCCCTTTGCGCCCCACTAACTTTATCCATTGCATCTATCGCAATTTCAAACCTATCCGTTCTTACGTCCGTAGATGGTATTACTCCATCCTTTCGGTCTGTATACATTATTGGCGCACCGTCTTTAATCGGTTCCTTATTAACTGTAATCCTCCTTACTTTACTCTCGATACTTTCACCTTCGAAGCTTGTATTTACATTGAGCCTGCCATTAGCCCATTTTATTCCTCTATAACTCATAATTTTTAATTTTAAAGGTTTTGCATTAATTTTGCACTCATTTTTCTCCTTGCTGTAATATTTACCGCGATTTGTGTCCAAAAATTTTGGCTATCCAAACTTGTTTGTGCAAATATTTGATTATACTTTCTCGGGTCTATATAGGTTGTTAAATCTCCTATTGTCCACCAATTAGTAGCTGCAGGTTTTGCATCATAATTTCTATTCAGTATCATGTACCCATTATTATTTTTGATACAAAAATTTCCGAACACCCGATTTACATTAGTCATGTAATTTAACCATGCCGGCTGTTTACCTGCAGATTTTTGCACCCAAACATTACCTAGAGTTTCCCACGTATCCCACCATGCCATTTGTTCTGTTACTAGGTCTTGGAAACCTATCTGATCCATTGCAGGCTTATGCAGATCATCTACAGTTTTAAGATGCAAATCCCATTTATTTCCCTGACTATAGTCTATTCTTGGTGTTAAACTTACAATACCAATTATATAACTAGGTTCCGATACCTTAATAGTCACGTGTCCTCCTTTCCTATCTCTTGCCATAACTCCTTTACCTGCTAAAGTTCCTAAAGGTTGCCCAGTATTACCATTAGCTTCACTATTACTTACCACCTCTTGAAAAACTAAGTCTTGAATCATTCCACCCATATACATCGGTGTACTTGCCATTCTATATGCTTCTTGGTCATAAACAGTTTCTAACCAGTCAAAATAACTTCCTCCACTTACTGCAACCCTATTCAGCATGTCATAAACTTTTTTTGCCAATATTAGACTATCCACAGTAAAGGAACCTCCACTAGTATCTACACTTGTTACCGCACTTATACCATCTACACCATCAATCCATTCTGTATTGATCCAATTATTAAATAAGTCGCTCTGATAACATTTAATACCAAGTCCTTCTTGATTTCCCAATATGTTTTCAACATCAAATGTTTTTTCACCTAAATAATCATAAGGATATAAACCTTGATTTAACACTTCAAAAGCATCAGCGCTTGTATGTTGTATTATCTTATTTCTCATTATATCCAAATTCTCCAATGGAAATTCAACAATATCAATCTCACCATCGATGTTATCAAACTGATTTCTATATCTCCAGTTTTTTAAAGTCAATGCACCATATCGTCCAAAATCCCATTTTAATTCCCACGTCGTTGGTGTTGCTAATACAATTTCACCGGCTTCCGATGCTAGTATTTGTTGACCTCCATAACCCTGTAAATATATATCCCTCAATTCTTGCGCACCTGTTAAATTAATAACTACTATAGCTTCCGCACCAACTAATACCGGACTTTCCAATGGTTCAGCTTCTAACAATATATCACCTGTAAACCATGGCGCTCTCACTTTAATATTATCAACTTGTTTAGTTAACTCAGGCGCACCGGTATGTACTACAAACCCCCTTTCCTCTACTTTATTAGCATAATAATTTTTGTAAATATCCCAATACGCCAATAATGGTATTGCGTTAAATTCTCTTGTACCATCAGTAGGTGGTACAATATTCGGATTCCTTAATCCTATCCCACTCAATCCTAAATACTTTAATATACAACTAGGATTTACCTGTGCATTATCTATATTATTGCCCACCGGACTAGCTGCAGCATCTAATAATGGTGCTTCTAATTTCATCACAGGTAATTTAACAGTCTGCATTTTTAAACCTACATTCAACTCATTATTATGCAACCGTCCTTGGTATAATCTCATTGGAGCTACGAATATATCTAACTGATATTTAAAACCACCAAATAATGGGCCTATAGTTGGCAGCGTTTTGCCATCTACATTTAGATCTATATCCCATGTATCACCCATTAACGCCACTTCACTTAGAAACGGTACCAAAGTACCTGCGCTCATCGTACTTCTCCAAATAGTGTTTAGATTATGCGTACTTCTTTCATAGCCATGCATATCCACTTTCATTTTATTGCCCGAGCCTAGGCGCTCTCCTCCTAATGTTTTTTGCATATTATACAGTTTTAAATTGTTTAACAATCATGTTACATAAACTACCAATCAAATCCCAATTTTTCTTTTCAATCATATCTCTGCAGTCCTCTTTAGTTTGCTTTTTTTCTGACAATCTATGTTGCCCTATTGCTATAAAAAAAAAGCCACCATTTTCATCATTGATTTCAACAATTTCGAACGGTGTTCCCTCTACTTGTTCAACTTTAACTAATTCTTCTTTAGAATAATTTTCCTTGTTTATTGCTTTCACATTCGGCTGTTCTAATAACTCGTCCCCAGCCATTTGTTCCTGTTTCATAACTTTTGATTTTACTAAATTTTTTTATAATATAATTTTCTTTAACTAACTTTTTATCTATCATTTCACCTGTTAGTAGGTCCACGTATACTATTACTGTTACCCATTTTATTTTTTGGTTTTTCATCATTTAAAAATATTAATTTCTGCATAAGTTTTAGCATCGTCTATTTCCATACTTTTTAACTTTTCATATTGCACTTTACTCACTGCTATAACTATAGCTTTTTCTTTTCCCATTATTTTCACATAGTACTTAATCTTACCACGTACATCTGTGTATTTTATTGTTTCAAATATCATTTTTTTAAATTTTTACAATTTTACGATACATTTTTAAATTTACAAATTTTATTTTTGTATTTTTTTTGGAGCGGTTTTCGCGGCTCTTATCCGTAATTATACTCTTTGATTTTAATGCCCCTTTGATACCCTAAAAAACTTGCTCGTATGGGGAGCAAACCCCATGCCATTCGCGGCGAGCGATTTTCGCTATATTCTCCTCTTATATCTTCTTGTCGGGCTTACCCCGACCTCTCCGCTCCCACGCTCCCGGGAGTATTTTCAGGGGCGGTGAGGAGGTAACGACGAAGCCCCTGACCGGGACGTGAGACTAGAATAATTGCGCCGGGCTTAACCCGGCATAGCAATTTCCTTACAACTAAGGGTTTTGGGGGGGTCTTTGGGGGGTTCGGGGGCTTT